CGCTGGACCACAGGGTCCTCAAGGTGCTCAGGGTGTCCAAGGTCTTCAAGGTCAGATAGGTAATGCCGGTCCACAGGGTGCACAAGGTGCACAGGGTGTCCAAGGTCTTCAAGGTCAGATTGGTAATGCAGGTCCGCAGGGTCCACAAGGTTCTCAGGGACAACGTGGTCTGCAGGGTCAGATTGGTAACGCTGGACCACAGGGTCCTCAAGGTGCTCAGGGTGTCCAAGGTCTTCAAGGTCAGATAGGTAACGCTGGACCACAGGGCCCTCAAGGTTCTCAAGGACAACGTGGTCTGCAGGGTCAGATTGGTAATGCAGGTCCGCAGGGTCCTCAAGGTTCTCAAGGTGTCCAAGGTCTACAGGGACAAATAGGTAATGCCGGACCTCAAGGTGCACAGGGTTCTCAGGGTCAAAGAGGTCTTCAAGGTCAGACTGGTCCGGCGGGCGCACAGGGCGCGACAGGTTCAACTGGTGCTCAGGGTCAACAAGGTGCATCGGGTGCGCGGGGTCAACAAGGTGCAACTGGACCAGACGGTGCAACTGGACCAAGAGGTAATACTGGTGCGGCGGGTGCACAAGGTGCAACGGGTCCAGCTGGTGCTCAGGGTATCCAAGGTGCAACTGGTGTTGCAGGTATTCAGGGTTCTCAGGGTCCGGTTGGTGGATTCGGTAACGCAGTTATATTTGATACAGGTACTACCCTACCGTCTAATATCAGCTCAACGGCGTCGGCACAGATACGAAGTTTCCGTACGCAAAACACTGTTTATGAAGGTGATATATATTGGCATATCGGTACAGGACGAATCTATCGTTCAACTGAAAACCGTATCAACACTACGACGCCTGCGGCATTTACTGAGATAACAGACGGCGACCGTGTTACTGCATCAAGTGTTGCGGGATTAATCGACCTAAGTGCGATTCTAAATACTGCTGATACTGGTGACCGAATCGAGTTCAAACGCACTCGAATTGATATCTACGAAGGTTCTTCACGTCGTGTAAGATTAGGAGAACTATAACCAACAGGATATATTATGTTTGCAATTGTTGATGACTTCTACGCTGATCCCGATTCAGTTCGGGATTATGCGTTGAGTCAAGAGTTTACTATAACAGGCAACTACCCCGGCCTACGCACGACACCGTGCAATAATGAGGGTGGATACATCGACGGTCTAATAGAAAGTTTTCAAAACATCATAGGGAAGACTATCACACATTTCCCGTTAGACCAGTACAATACGTCCTTTCAATATACAACTGCAGAGTCCAAGACGTGGATACATCATGATGCCATGTCTTACGCTGCAGTTTTATATCTCACACCGAACGCACCTCTCGATGCAGGTACCGCAATTTATCGACATAGGTTGACAGGAATCATGCGTCACAATAGTGCGTGTCCGGTAGACTTTAATGAGTTTCAGTTGATTGAAGATGATTGGGATATTGTGGCAGAGGCAAAAAATGTTTATAATAGACTTGTAATTTACGACGCAATGTATTATCATAGAAGCGTTGTACCTGGCTTCGGCACCAATCAATACGACGGACGACTGTTTCAAACATTCTTCTTCGAGGCAGAATAATGAAACTAATGACAACGCTGTTGACATCGAACGATGTCCCGAAGTTGCACCGTCTCATTAAATCCGTTGAGGGCGTAATACGAATCGAACCTATTGAGTGGGAAGTTGTTATTGTGGTCAACAGCATCCACGAAGGGTACTACGAACAGGTCCTTGAACTCGACCAACCATTTCGTGTCGTCAATACAGAGAGTAACGGTAAACCAGGCCGAGGGAAGAATGCATGTCTTGATGTATTCCTAGAGAGTGATGCAGACTTTGTTTCCCAGATTGACGGTGATGACTTCCTCTATCCATCATATCTACAGTCTCTATACAATCACATCAAACATTATCCCAATATAGATGTTCTAGGTGTTGTCCCATGTGACTGTATATGCAACTTTGCGTTGGAGTCTGGACACTATTGGTGGGTTAACGATAAATATCACGCGAGTGTGTGGGGTACGTCTATGTGTCCCCCTAGTCCCAATATGGGACCTCAGAAGAGTCACCTATTCATTGACGAACGTCCAGTGTCGGTAGACTTCATCATGCTGCAGAGCAGAAAGTCTGCACAGTTGAAAATGAATGAAAACATAGGTAATGGTGAAGACCACGCATACACTTATAAATTATTAGGTGAACACCAACAAGGTAACTTGCAATACTTTTTGTCTATGTCAAGTGATATGTACTGTATCGATAGAACAACCGAAGGGAGTGCACAGAAAGTCCATTCGTACGATGATTACCTTGAACCAATGCGACAAGAAGCCCTACGTCATGTACCAGAATGGCGCAGCAGTCCCTATGAGTTGCCAGTGATATACAAGAAACTATTGATGAACCAATTCCAAAAAGAAAATTGGTTAAACGATTTTGTAAATCGGTTCGATTAAAACGTATAAATAATCAATATTATTTCTAACAGGAACAGATATAATGCCAGCAATAGTAAGACAACCAATGAGTAGGAGTCTTGCGAATGACCTATTGACTGATTTGAAATCATTATCAAGTCACTATTACATAGGCATCGCGAAGTCAGACGTATTCAACCCATTGGACACAGTAGTTGACCCAATCGATTCACCACGTGAAGAGCGAGAGTTTAGAAATAACTTGCAGTCGATTAAGAGAATCGAAGATGCGAGTATGGTAGCAAAGAGAGTAGATTGGTCATATGGAACTCGATACTCTGGTTGGGACGACTCAATATCGTCTGACATCGTAGAGCCATGGACTCCGTGGTATGTGATGAATGACGCTAAGGAAGTTTACATCTGTCTCGTTAACCCATTAGATGAAACTGGAGCTCCACGTGCATCAACCATTGAACCTAACTATGGTCTACATGCACCGATGAGTCCGGAGACAGACCCAGATGCACCGATGTTCGGTATGAAGGAGTGGTGGAAGCCATTCACTCTTGCAGACGGTTATACTTGGCAGTTCCTTTACTCACTAACTCCAGAGCGCATTTTTCAGTTCCTATCATCTAACCACATCCCAGTTCAAGAAGCGGAGCCATCTCTTCCTGTTGGTGACTCTATCGAAGACTTACAGTGGCATGTAAAGAATGAGGCAATCGGTGGTCAGATTCTATCTATCAAGGTAATTAAGAACGGGTCTGGTTTTTCTCAGGATGCAGTGCCACCAGTATACATCTATGGTGATGGTACGGGCGCATCTGCGACTGCACACGTTAGCACCAATGGGCAAGTTGTTAAGATAACAATGGACGACTTCGGTTCAGGTTACTCTTATGCAAATGTTGTTGTGGGTGATGACACATCAAATTGTTCTGCACGTCCAGTAATCACATCCAAGAACGGTATTGGTTATAACCCTATAGATGATTTGAAAACAAGTTCGGTCATGTGCAACATTAAACCAGACGGTACCGTTGACGACACATTTATTGTACGCAACACTTTCCGTCAGATTGGTTTAATCAAGGCACCAGATACAACACTAACTGAGTCAGACGGTACTCCGATACCATTCACTGGTCTTTCAGCGAAGGTACTTAATCAGATGACTTTGTTGAATAGTGCACCATTTGAGAAGGGTGGGTTAATCACTGGTTCATTGTCAGGTGCACAGGCGTGGGTAGATGATGTAGATGGTCTAGTTGTATATTACCATCAAAACGAGTCTACCGGATTTAAACCGTTTATTGAATACCAAAACCCGAATGACCCAACATCTCAAGGTGAGCCTGTCGTACAGGATGGTCTGATTCTAACGGGTCAAATTGATACTCTTGCTCCATCCGTTGACATGGACCGTTTTTCTGGTGAAGTTCTATATATTGAGAACCGTGCACGAATTCGCAGAGACGAAGAGCAGCAGGAAGATATTAAGATTGTAATCACTGTTTAGGATTGATCATGTCAGACACATTTAACAATAAAACGTTTCGAGAGACTTACCGCGACTACTACAATCCTGAAGACGGTTATCATCGTGTTCTTTATAAATCAGGTCGTGCACTACAGGCTCGCGAATTAATCGAAGGGCAGACAATCATCCAAGAGGAGATTGCGCGTTTCGGTCGTAACATATTCAAGGAAGGCGCATTAGTTAACTCTGGTGGCGCTACCGTCAATAATAAATTAGAGTACATCACTCTTGCACCGCAGAGTGTATTTGACACTATCATTTCTGGTAAAGAACTGACAAACGGTACGGTCAAGTTTAAGGTCATTGAGATGTATGATGTTGCGGGAGAAGACCCAGCAACACTGTACGTGCAGTACACAGACACAAGTGCAGTTACCGACAACTCTGTCCCACCACGTGTCTCCGCAGGAGACCAACTATCATACGCAGACGGCACTGCAGGTGTTGCGATGGTTGTTGGTGATGTGTTCACCAAAGATGGAAAAAGTATTCAACCAGTAGGTCGTGGTACTAAGGCACACTTCGCCGCAGGTGACTTCTTTGTACAGGGTCACTTCGTATATATGAAGGGTGGCAGTGCATTCATCAACAAGTACAGCGACAAACCAACCCTTGACTTTGGTTTTAAGATTGAACAGTCAATCGTCACTGCAAGTGAAGATTTCCAACTGTATGATAATCAGGGTGAGGTGCCAGACCGTACAGCCCCAGGCGCAGACCGATACAAGATTGAGCTGACTCCAAGTTCACGTGATGAGGCTGGAGTAGATAACTTTGTATTTGTTGTTCGCATTGTAGAGGGTATTGTTACTCGTGAAGTCGGTGCATTCGATGCATACAACGAAATCAATAACCTACTTGCACAACGAACCAAAGAGGAATCGGGTGATTACGTCGTTGAAGGTTTCACTGCAATCACCGAAAATAAAGACGATAACTTTATCACACTGAACGTCACTGAAGGTATCGCCTATGTTGACGGTTACCGCTTGGAAATTGGTTCCACACCTATTGATGTACCTAAAGCGAACACTGCAGTTGTTAAGACTTCAGAACCAGTACCGGCTGTGTATGGTAACTGGTGTTATGCAGACCTAACTGCATCAACATCTCAGGGACTAGGTCGTCCACATGTTGGTGGATACCTTTCATTAAAGAATTCAAGTGGTGCGACAATTGGTTTCGCAAACATTCGTGGTGTACAACCTGAAGGTGCGCGTTATCGCGTATACCTATTCAACATTCGAATGAACACGGGTCGTGCATTCAATGACGTTACATCTATGATTGACCCACTGCAGACTGAAACAAGCACCATACCATTATTACTTGATAGTAATACAGGTAAGAACCTTGGGTTATATGGTACTGCGGACAACAACTTATTATTCCCTCTACCACAGAAGAGTCCATCTGCCGACAGTATTCAAACTGCATCGTTCACTATTCAGAAGTACCACGACATTCCAAGTGATGGTTCGGGTACATTTACTCGTGCAGGCGTTGAGTATTCACAATGGATTGTGGCGCAGAAAGACGGTCCGGTTGTTTATCCAACAGCGCCAGAGACTGCAGACGCACCATTGGCGGTTAACTCTAACGGTATTATCAGTAATCTAAATCCAACTAAAGACCACGTACTATTAAGCTACGAAGAGGTCACTGGTGGATTCAAGACTAAGACATTAAAGAACGGTACTCACACACAAAACATTACTTCGGTTGACCAACAGGCACGTCCAATCGCATTGGGTGAAGTAGATGGTGTGAAGATTAATTCAGTCAAGTTATTAGACACTTCACAATCTAATAACATTGCGGATGCAGAAGACATCACTCACCAGTTTACACTAGACGGTGGACAGCGTGATAACTTCTATGATGTTGCGAAGGCATACCTAAAAGACGGATACTTACTACCACACGGTACAATACAGGTCATCGTTGATTTCGATTACTTCGAACACTCGGCCGCGGGTCGTTTCTATTGTGCAACATCATACACTAATGTTGAATACGACGAAATTCCAAATTACACTTTCTCAGGTGGTTCATCAATATCTTTGCGTGATGTACTAGACTTCCGTCCAGTACGTAAACCAGACGCATTGAACGAATTCACCATGAGTGAACTACCACAGAATGCATCTGCGGTTAGTATTACTGAGGTGTCCTACTACCTACCACGTATCGACATGCTAGTCGCAAACTCCGTGGACAGTCGAGGTGACATCGGTTTCGGTGAGTTACAGGTCATTCAGGGGCAACCAGCAGAATACCCACGTGAGCCAGAGATTCCAAGTGGCGCACTTTCTCTGTACAAGATACGACTAAACCCATACACGTTTGGTACTGAAGATGTCATCACGACAAACATCAGCAACAAGCGATACACTATGAAAGACATCGGTAAGATGTCCACTCGTATCAATAACCTATTTGAGTTGACCACGTTGAGTTTCCTAGAACTTAACACCAACACTTTAACTGTGTTGGATGCGGACGGTCTTGCACGTACAAAGGCAGGATTTATCGCGGACAACTTCACCGACTTCTCATTCTCTGACATCCAGAATGATAACTATCGTGCATCCCTAGACGCGGGTAACAACCTAAGAGCGTCATTCCGTATGCAGTCGGTACGTTTACAGTACGCAAACACTAACCCAACTTCTGTTAAAAACGCAGATGTTGCAACTCTAAAGTACACTAACGTACCTATGGTTGAGCAGTTACTTGCAACAGATGCAATGAACGTCAACCCATTCGCAGTTATCACCCAACAGGGTCACATCACACTATCACCGGCAAGTGATGAGTGGGTGGAGACTCGTACCCTACCGGCTCCAGTACAACAATTCATCCGTCCTTGGGAGGACCTATGGATTGTAGAAGACCGACGCGAAAGTGAATGGTTCGGTCAGGGTGAACTAACATGGATGACGGTCAACTGGAACCTAAACTTTAACGAGGCATGGTTACCAATACAAAACATGATGGGCGGACGAATCGCAGACATCGAGATTATACCGTTCATGCGTTCACGCCGTATAGCCTTTGCCGCTCGTGGACTACGTCCAAACGCAAACATCTTCGCGTTCTTCGACGGTGTTGATGTGAGTGATTGGGTACGTCAAGAGTCTGCAGAGATTAGTTTCTCCAATGACCCAGCAGAGATTGGTTCACAGTTTGCGAACGCAACTGAATACCCAGCTGCACTTGGTGGTAAGAGCGAACTAATGACTGACTCAAAGGGTGAGCTACTTGGTTCATTCTTCTTACCTAACACAGGTGCGATTCAGTTCAGAACAGGTTCACAAGAATTTACTTTGATGGATGTAGACAGTGGTATACAGGACGATGCGTTGACTTTCGCATCTACTATGTATACGTCAAGCGGTTCATTAGTGACTCGCTTCGAACCACCATTCCGTCAGTTCGACCCATTGGCACAATCTTTCTTCATCGACCAAATCGAGAATCCATACGGTGTATTCATTACAGGCGCGAACATATTCATGGCGTCAAAGGATTCACAGATTCCTCTACAGGTACAGATTCGTCCAGTAGAGAACGGTGTACCACAGGAACGTGCAATTGTAGGGTCAACTAAGTTTATCAACCCAGAGGACGTTGTTGTCACTCCGTTCACTGAAGACACAGATATCGTAACTGTACAGGCTGCACCAACACGAGTAGATTTCAATCAACCAATCTACCTAGAGCCATCTAAGTCTTACGCGATTGTTTTACTTGCAGACAGTACAGAGTACACTGCATACACTGCGCAAACTTATCAGTATGTTCTAGGACCAAGTCGTGATACTTTGGTATCAAAGCAACCAACTCTAGGTTCTCTATTCCTATCGCAGAACGGTTCGACTTGGACTCCAGACCAAACACGTGACCTTATGTTCACACTGGACCGTGCAGAGTTTGAAGAGACTGGTACTGTTCTACTTGAGAATACCGTACTACCTAATGTTATGCTCAACGCAGACCCATTCGAAACATTCGCGAATGACACTCTAGTCTTTGTAAATCACGAAGGCCACGGTTTTGTATCGGGTGACGAAGTAGTTATCCAAGGTGTGACTGGCGGTGTAAGTGGTAACGAAGCTGAAGACTTGAACGGCACATTCCAAGTGGTAGAACCACGTTGGAACGGTTATAAGATTAATACACAGAATGCACCTACTGGCGCATCCGTTGGTGGTGGTTCCGGTGTGGTTGTATCGCAACAGGTCATGTACGACCAATTCGTACCACAGATTCAGAATACTATCCCACGCGGAACTGGTATCACTACAGTCGCACGATTGACTGAAGGTTCATCATACGGTTCAGGTCGAACTTTGTCAAGTAACGCATACGTCACCAAGACGACAACTGCATTCTTGAATGACTTAAACATCAACGAATCGCCAAAGGTTGTTGCATCAAGTGAGCAGGTCAATGGAGCGAAGACTCTGGCGATGGAACTAAACTTGAATGCGAGTGATGACCGAAAGGTATCTCCAATCATCGACCTACAACGTTCATCTGTTCTTGCACTAGAAAACGTTATCGATGATGCGAACGCCGCGCAACATATCACTATCCCGATTGCGATATCAGAGTCGTCGGTAGGATTGAAGATTATCTTCGCAGCTAACAAACCGTCAGTTGCAGACTTCGAGGTATACACCAAGACTGCAGTTGATGAAGACGCATTGTCTGCAACAGATGACAATGGTGACCCATTGGTCGATTGGGTACAGGCAGATATAGACTTTGCAGTACCAAGTGACGATAACCCAACAATCTTCCGTGACCATGAATATACGATTGAGTCAGACCCTTTCTCTGTATTCCAGATTAAGATTGTTATGAAAACAAGTAACACATCTAAGACTCCAGTCGTACGCGACCTACGTGCAATCGCGTTGGTAACTCCGTATGGCGGTGGTGGCGGTTCAAGCAGTAGTACCACTAACACAAGTAGCGGTACCGGCGGTACCGGAGAAGACACTGGTGATGGCAACGGAAGTGATACTGGTAGCGGTACCGGAGGAGACGACCCATCACCATCTGCGACTGCATTCACAGATATAACATCGTTACCAGCGACGTTAAATATTACAGGCTCTCCACGAACGCTTGAGGGATATAATCCAGAACAGGACACTAATCAATACGGAGAGTCTTGGAGATATTGGCACGATGAAGGTCGTTTGTTGAGATTGGCTATTCGGTTCCAACCATCTGGTGATTTCCAACTTGTTACCAATACTAACAGGACAGCCGAAACGGTCGTTGGTGCAGATTACATAGACCAATTCACCGTTCTTGCAACGGGTAAATGGTTAGACCGCCCTGTCGTTGATGGAGAAACCTTTGAATGTGGTATGGAAATTGTCGAGGTTGATGGTCAGTCGGTTTCGTTCCGTCCAAATAATACGGTAGATGACCCACACCCAGAATTAAGAAATGTTGGAACGGGTGCGGACCTTGGTCATGCGCCTGTGGTTTCGAAAACTGTTGACCATGACACTAACTGGGGCGCACACGGGTTTTTCATCACTGAACACAGCACTTGGATTGAAGACGGAAAACCGTCTTCGTGGGATTCACTTCACCTAAACCCTGCGCAAGATATCACAGGTTCATTCAAGATGAATTTGTTTGTCAGGGGAGACAACGTCACCGACGTTACTACAGCGCCTATCGAGGTAAATTATACTCTACAGGGTGAGGCGCAAGTGGACGACTCTCAAGGGTCGCCGTTAGTAATAGTAGGAGTAAGCGATAGAACAGGAGAAGACCCAGACCCAATCATTGCATCCTATGCATTAAGTGTATGGAAGCCTAGAACATTCCATGACGGCGCTACACTATCAGACCAGACACTTGAAGTAGAGAGCGGTGCAACTGTTGATTTCCACATGACTTGGGGGTCTACTGACGGACAAACCGTAACGGTCGTACCAAATGGAACATGGGACGAGGCGGGTCAATCAATAACTGTTAACCGTGGTGATTTCGTACAACTAAATGTATCGGATACTGCACAGATAGGAGATGATGCAAGCGTAACAGTGAGCGCCACTATATCAGGAGTACAGTATACTAAAGAAGTGCCAATTCTGGTTATCTCCGGTGGTATAGGTTAATGCAAAAGAGATACTTGAAAGTAGAAGGTCATAATAATTTAGTGAGGGATAGTCGTACCGGCGCTATCCTAAATACGAACAAGGCAGAGATTGAAAGGGCAAAAAAACAAAAACAAGAAGCGCTCAAAAAGAATGCACATATCGACAAGCTGTCTAGTGATGTTGAATCACTTAAACAAGATATGTCACAGATAAAAGATTTGCTTTTTCGTTTAGTAGAGGGTAAAGATGAGTAATCCTATTTTACAAGAAATACATCTTGCGGATAATATAAACGCAGCGATACTAAAAATTAACCAGAACTTTGAGGGACTGGATTCTGCAGTTAGTAATATCACTATTAATATCGACTCTGCAGATATCACCAATATCATTAATAATGTATTAGACTCAGATTATTTCTTAACTGTAATCGACTCTGACTATATTCAGCAGTTGTTATTGAATATGGAGTTGAACTTTGATGACTCTCAGGTTCAAGCCAATGCGACAAATATATTAGAGTTATACAACCGCATCGATATTACTGACTCAGGTGTTCTTGTACTTGCAAGTCAAATACAACAGGTAGAAGCGGACCTTGCAAACTTAACACTTGACGGTATCGATTCTGCATTTTTAGAATCTGCAGTTGCGGGTGCGATGTCATCATTGACTGCTAGAATAAATGTTAATAGCGATGGACTAACAATACTTGGTGAGGCTGTAGATTCAGTCAGTGCGTCATTAGTTCTTATCGATAGTGAATTAGGCGGTTTAGATGGTCGCATTACTGGAAACGCGAA